ACATCTTGTGATGGTGATACAGCATATAATACTGAAGCAGAGTGCATCTCTGCATGTACAGGCGGTGACCCAACAACAACCCCACCGACAACTACAACGTGTAATCCAGCAGCATATACAGCAGCGTGCGATGGCGTAAGCTTCGGATGTACATTAGTTTGTGACGAAAGCAATACGGTACAATACCAGAACGCAGACTGTCTTGGTTCAGCGTGTGGGGCTTGTTATTGTAACTCTAGTCCATACACTGATTCTCAAATTAATGACCCGTGCAATGCGTCAATATATATTGGTACATACTTAGGTTGCCGCTCAACACCAACAACTACAACACCAGCGCCATAACCTTGGCATACTGATATGATTAGGATATAATAGTGTTAAGGAATTTCTTGAACGGAAAGAGAAAATAAGGTAAGAAAAATGAGACCAAAACTAACAATAGGAATGCCAATGTATCATGACTATCATGGTGCTTGGTTCTCTCTACAAAGCCTACGTCTAAATGAAAATCTTGAAAACGTAGAGCTAATAGTAATAGATAATGACCCAACCTATGCTGGTAGTAAGCTTTTAAAGCCAAGTATGATTAGTGCATTTAAGCATCATACAGCAGGTACAAGATATATTGAGTATACAGATGCGGTCGGCCCAGCTAATACAAAGAATAGGGTTTTTGAAGAAGCATCTGGAGAAATAGTTCTATGTATAGATTCCCATGTTCTATTTAGACATGGAACAATTGGTAGACTATTGGAATGGTATGATGCTAATCCAGAAAGTATGGACCTAATTAATGGGCCGCTAATCTATGATGACCTAAATAACATCTCTACTCACTTCGATGATAACTGGAGAGGGGAGATGTGGGGTACATGGGGAAGTGCATGGGAATCACCAGATGGTACTGTTTTCTCTGTTAGAGATATAGGAGATAACACTCTTGAATGTTTCGCTCTATCTAATCCAGAGATTAAGCTTCCATTTAAAGGCCAGTTTGTAGGCCACGAAAAACTATTGATTGACAACGGTTGTCGTAAGCTTGGATTACTCGACTCAGACGAGTTTGAGATTCCTGGTAACGGTTGTGGATTGATTTCTTGCCGCAAAGACGCTTGGCTCGGATTTAATAAAAATTTCCGTGGCTTTGGGGGCGAGGAAATGTATATACATCAGAAGTTCAGGGACGCGGGCCACAAAGTTTTGTGTCTTGGCTTCTTGAAGTGGCTTCATAGGTTTGGTCGCCCAGAGGGAATCGCGTTTCCTCTTAGAAGATGGGATAAGGTTCGTAACTATGTGATAGGACATCAAGAGTTAGGAATTCCACTAGATAGAGTCTATGACCACTTTGTTAAGAGTGGCCTAATGAAAGAAGGAGAGTGGGAAGCGCTACTAAGCGACCCTATTGCTATGACAGAACCACAAACAACAAATAAAGAAAACATTGTAGATGTTTTCAACTCAGTTAAATCCATACCTAGAGACTTGAATCAACACATGGATAAGTTGAACTCTCTATGTAAGTATATCACTAGGGTAACAGAATTCTCAGAAAGAAGGGAGTCTCTTGTTGCATTCCTAGCTGAACCAAATGTTAAGAAGATTGTATCTTACAATACCGAGGGCGATAACCCAGAGGTAAAGAAGATGGTTGGTATGCGCGGCGACGACCTACAAATCACCATAGAGAAAAAAAGGTCCGCCGATGTTCCTTCTATTGAGGAAACAGACCTATTGTTTATTGACCAGAGGCACACATATGCCGATGTTTATAGGGAGCTATCAACTTATGGACCTAAGACAACAAGGTTCATTGTTCTCCACGATACTGTCCTATTTGGACAGCAGGGTGACGATGGTGGTCCAGGCATAGGTGCTGCGTGTAAGGACTTTATGAGAGAACACAAAGAATGGTCTGTGTGCGCCCATATTGCTGCGCAGCACGGCTTAACAGTTCTATGTAAGGTTCCTACAGATAAGCCAGACGTTGTGCTAAGGCCCTGGTTGAATGGTGGCCCAGGTACAGAATTACAAACAATCCTAGAGTCTCTTGGCATAAAATCAAGTCCAACCTGCGACTGTAAGGCCAAGGCCCGCGAGATGGATAAGTGGGGCATCGAAGGATGTATTGAAAATAGAGAACAGATTATTCAGTGGATTAGGGATAATCAGGTTCGCTGGGGCTGGAAGGATAAGGTTGAGCAGGCTGCCGCTGCCGGAACTGAAATCGCCACAATAGGCGAACCAGGAGAGGTCGAGGAACCAACAAAGAAGATGACACTAAGAGAGAAAGCTGCTATTGTTCTAAAGACAATAACAACTGGTTTAGTATTCAAGCTTAATGTTGGCGACCCAATTCCAAGCTTGGTAGATGAAGCCATTAGAAGGGCCAAGGTAAAGGACGCTAATGGTGAGTACGTATAATCCAAAGATTGCGGTGATGGCACCGATATATCGCTACTATCCCGTAATCATTGGTTCTATGCTTGCTCAAAAACACCAGAACTGGGAGCTTAACGTAATACACGATGGGCCGGAAGACTCTAATAATTTAGCTATTCAACATGCGTTTCAAACACCAGACCCAAGGGTTCATTGTTACGCAACAGAGAAAAGGTTAAATAGTTGGGGCCACCCATTACGCCGACAGTGGCTAAAGGATATAAAACCCTGTACTGATATTGACCTGATTGTAATTACAAACGCGGACAACTATCATAATCCAGTTTACTTAGAAAGACTATGTAAGCCGTTTTCAGACAAGAAGGTGGTAGCCACATACGCTGAGTTTAATAGTACCCACCACCATTCATATGGGATATTTACTAATAGATTAGCGTGTTCTGCTATTGATATAGCGGCGCTTATGTTTAGAAAAGATGTTGCGTGTGAGATTGGATGGAAGTCTGATGAGTATTGGGCAGACTGGGTATTTATAGACGAGGTTATGAAAAAATATGGTAAGGACAACTTCAGGAAGGTCGATGGACATTTATTCACACACAACTAAGGAACGTAATGAATATTATAGCGCTGTGCCCAACATTCAGGCACCCCGACTTACTGGCTAATAGTATAGCTATGTGGGAAAGACAAGACTATCCCGCCGACAAAAGGTTCCTAATCATCTTAGATGATGGTGGTAACTTCAATTATCAAGAAGGGCCTAATTGGGTAATAATACCTTCTGCTCATCGTCTACCGTCGTTGCCGATTAAGTACAACGCCATGCTCGATATTGCGAAAATCTCAGAGAAGGAATGTGACGCTTATTTGGTTTGGGAGGACGACGACATCTATTTAAAAAACTACGTCTCACAACACGCTGAAACTTTAAAGCTGCACGAACTGTCGAAGCCAGAGCGTGTAATGACCGATTGCGGCCCAGACCAAACTCTTAAAGAAGAAGGCTCCGGTGGTAGATTCCATTCCACATTAGGTTTTCGTAAGGAGTTGATTGAGAGGGTGGGCGGCTGGCCTCTAACTAAGAGGGCTGACTTCGACCTACAGTTTATAGATATATTGCAGCGTACAGCTAAAAGTATAGGGGAGTGGAAGGATGTGGGCCAGATTCCATTTGTATACTGTTGGCACACAGGGGCGGCGCATGGACAGTGGACTATGAAGAATCCAGAGGATGAGACATGGTATGATAGGGCGGATGAGGTCTATAAGGATAGAAGAGTAATAGGTACTATTAATCCTTCTCTAAATCCAAGAACGATAGGGTTTTTGGGGAAATTAGAGAGTGAGTAAGGTGTATAATACAATGTGGACTTTTTACAACGCAACTAATAATGGATACATTTAAATGGTGTATTATATAGTATACAAAAAGGAGGAATGGTATGGGCTCATTGCTAACAACATCAGAACCTACATCCTTAGCTAAGTTAAGACAGGTAACCGAACATCTTGATAAGCTAGATGTTGCTGAAACGAACGCCCATAAGAGAGAAATGTATCTTATCCTAAATGCTTTAACAGACACGGTATTTGTGTCCGGTAAAGATGGATTGATTCGTTTTGTTAATCCTTCAGTATATAGGATGCTGGGTTATTATCCAGAAGATTTGCTTGGTAAAAACATATGCAATATCTTAGACTGCACAGATATAGAATCAAAGGTCAACGAGAGTATTGTCACTGTAGCTACGGATAAGTGCGGTGCCCAGGTTCCAGTTCATATTTATGTAGGCGTTATGAAGGATGGAGGGGAAAACGACTTAATAGTTTCGATTGTTCGTAAGGCTTAAGGGCACTTTTAATGACACCAACAAACAACCTTGAAAGTTGGGCTGACTATCGCCGCCTTGTGCTTGATTGTATTGGTGAAAATAAGTCTAGAGTTGAAGACTTAGAAGACCGTCTTGCTAAAATAGATACAGAGATAAGCCTAATCAAACTCAAAATAGGAATGGTTGCCGGGATAGCGGGCTTCATTGGAAGTCTTATCCCGGTCTTAGTCCAATTCTTTCTTTCTAAGATGTAACTACCACTGATAGCTTTGACGAACAGCGGCCTCTAGTATTACTCTTAGAACCTGACCTTCGCCGAAGGTAATTTGGTGAGTTACGGCTACTGGTGGCTTTGCTCCAACCTTCTTTGATACTCTTAGTGAGTATCCAGAGTCGCCTCTTTGTAGAAGGAACGATGTTGAGCCGCTTGCGTTCTTATGGAATAACCCGTTGAACTTTTCGCCCTTAGCTCCGCTCTGGTCTTTTTGTCCAGTTAGGACAGCTAAGATTTCACCAATATCAACTTCGCCAAGCTTAAGAGTTACGTTCTTGGTATCGTCACCCCACCCGAAAGAAGCGTTTCCATTAGCGTCAACACCAGTCTGTTTTGCAGACACCCAGAATAGCTGGACATCTCTTATAGAGAATGACTTGCCATCCTTTTCTTTTTGTGTTGTAACTATCTTGAGTTCAAGCTTGGAAGCAGACCCATCATTGGTCTTCTTTGGCTTGTACACTCTCCACTCTTCCTTCTTCTTTACCGCTGTAACCCCTGGCTTTGATGCTACTATACTCATTTAGTTCTCCAATCTGCTTTGTAACCAATTAACTCAATCGGAATTGCGTTCGTGTTCGCTTGGTAACCCGACAATGCTTTGACAAGGTTTCCACCGTCCGTATGGCTCAATTCCTTAAGGTTATCATAGTCTAGTACCAGATTGGTTGCAAGGTACTTGATTAGCTTTTCAACATTAACATTTAACCTTTTGGCTGTTATGTCGATAGCGCTCTTTTGGTTGTCGTTAATTGGGGCTACAAGAGTCGTAGAGAGCAAAGGTGCGTCATTGCTCTTTACTGCTCCATTAGCACCAAGTTCTTCAGCCGACACATTACGAAGTCTAAGAATCTTGCGTAGCGCCCTAGACTCAGCTCTTGTCTCAGCAAAAGCAACTGGGTATCTCTCAAAACCCTGTGGTAGATTACCAGCAAAGGCATCGGCGGCACCAGAGAATATCTTAACGATACCTTCCTTACCCTTTGTCAATACACTTACCGTAACTACAACCGTTGCCCTCTCGTTGTTTTCTGGAGTCGGAACCTGCTCAACCTTAGTCGTGCATTCGACGATTTCGCCGATAAGTTCTTCTGTAACCCTTCTAAGGGCGTCTACGGTAGGATTGCCATCATATAGCTCGTCTTGACTAAACTGGGACATGACATAATCATTCCATGAACCAGGAGCAACATATGACTCTTCTTCCTCTACGTCCTCTGGCTCGTCTTCCACTTCCTCAACTGAGTCAAGGTCGCCTATCAAATCCTTTTCAATATCAAGCTGAGCCTGAAGCTGTTCCTCTTCTAGAAGCTCAATAGATGAATCGTACCCGTGATTGTCAATAAGTTCTTTTACTAGTTCATCTTTAGTCATAATTCAATGTACCTTTGTCCTAATGGAATATCGTTCTTTGAAATTTTCTCAAGCGTCTCTACTAATTTAGCTACAGTGTCTCTTTTAAACTTGTCCGATAAGTACCCATCTTGTTTAATCCTGATAACATACATACCCCTGGAGAGCAATAAGCTGTTCTTGTCGTTGTCAGACTTCTTGTTTCTTTGTAGGGTCTTATTACCCCAAATCGGCAAAAAGTGCGACGGCCCATCGACCTCTATAGCTACACCCATTTTAGGAAGGAAAAGGTCGAGTTGCAAGCGTTCGTTTAGCAATAGATGTTCTTTATGGAAATCTACCCTATACCCAGCATCAATCAAAGCCTTGAGTATGTGCTTTTCTAGCTTAGAGCCTTCTTTGGCGGCGCGTCTTACTGCTTCACTGGCCTTTTTATGTAGAAGCTGTCTCTTGTCGTTGTCCATGTCGTCGTATTGCTTTTTGGACTGAGCTGAGATTCTAGCTCTTTCTTCTGGGGATATATTCTCCCAGGCTTCGCTTCTACCATCGCTTATCTTAACCTTTGTCTCAGCAGACCTTTCTTTTCCTTCTGTCGGGTGGCTTGCCTTACCAAGTTCAAGTGCCTTTTTCTGTGCCTCGCTCTTATTGCGTATTTCAACGCCAAGTGATTTAGCATCTCTTCTGAGCTTATTAGGGTACGTACCATAAGCATTAGCAAGCTCTAGTATGCTTTTCCCCTCTTTGTGATGTTCAACCTTAAACATCGTGAGCCTCTGCTCTCTGCTCATATCATCATAGTTGACTGTCATATAAAATCTTCTTTAGAACTTCTGGGTCGAAATCATTCATAATGTAGGCTGGTTTCTTCCATACTTTCTCTATAATTTCAGCATGGTATTCTGACCTAGCTACTAACTCTATTTCTGGATTCTGGTATATGTTGTTTATGGTTGTATAGTCGCCCCCGTACTGAAGCCACTCTAGGTTCCATACGTAGAAAAACTTCTTAAGGTCACCAGGACACCTTCCTAGTTTTTCGGCTGTCTTAAGGTCAGTAGCAATACAGGCACCGCTAGAGCCCCATACTTCGCGCTCCATAAGCATTCCAAAGCGAGGAGGTATTGGAAGTCTACCCCAATGCTGGTAGTATACTATAGTGTCCATATACGGATTCTCGGCCAACAGTCTATTTACAGACTTGATGAGAGAAACAGATAGCTGTGCTATGTCTAGATTTCTAACTAGAATGCTTGATTTTATCATTGACATCGAGTATGTATTCCATTTTGGCTATGGCCTTAGCTGCGGCCTCTTTGTTACCTAGTTTAATAAACAACTCTTCAGCCCTATGAAAGTATGTGGCTGATGTATCTAAAACCTTCTTATAGGCTTTCTTAACTTCTTTGCTTCTAAGCTTTTCAACATCCAGATACTTAAAGACCTGAGACTCATAATCTTCAAGCCCAAACGACGTAACTACATCATTCTCTTCTGAGCTTAGACAGAACACCTTATTTATGGCATAGTCTAGATGGTGCTTTCCTGTAAAGTCAATAGCAATTTTTGTAGATGCAATAAGATTGTTTATTGTTGCTAGATTGTCTCTTCCAACATATTGAGGAATTGGAATAGGGAAATCACCCACCACTCTAATTCTATGCTTGTCGAGTGTAGTTAGAATGTTTGGAATTATACTTCCAGACGTATCGAAATCAGAAAGAAAGAATAAGTCTGACGCATGTTCTTCAAGTTTTTTACCAGAGCAATACTTAGCTAGATTAGCGGCGGGGCGACATACCATTATTGGGTTTGCATTCTCAGTCTCTTTATCTACGCAAACCAAAGCAGGTTTGAAGTCATCCCTAAAGTTATGACCAACTACGACGAACTTTGTTTGGCTATAGTCCTGCGCACCAATAACCGCCGTTTCATCTACTTCATAATCATGTAGAATAACAATGTCTGGCTGTATTTCTTCTAACATATCAAGCGTAGGTTTGCTCCCCTTTTCCCAGAACGTAGCCTGTTCGCCCATAGCAAAGAAAGTAGCGCCAAGGCCCTGAAACAAATCATTTTGTGAGTGTGAAAGTATTATCTTCATAGTATCTTCTTAATGTTGAGTAAGTCCTTAGTACAGTCTATATCCGCTACCTTCATGTTCTTGGGAGACTGGGCCTTTAACGTGCCTCGCCTATCAATAAGCTCGTTGAGTACCTCAAACCCAAATAGCTTCTCTTTCTCTCTGTTCCAGACTATGTTCTTAAAGATAGAGAGTTCTCTTCCAGTTAAGAATACCATCTGAGCCCATAGATTAGGAAGTCCATAAAGCATGTGTTCTACATTGTTTTTCTCATTAATCGTACATCCGACTCCACTCTTATCAAAGAAGTCTTCCTTATCTATAAAGACAGATGACTCTTCAAACTTAGCATTTTTAAGAGTGTCGTGATTGAAAATGAGGTCGCCATATATAAATAGAATCTTGTCAGATGTAGCGGCCCTAAGACCAATTGCCATGCTTCTTACAATATTCGTTGAGTCGAACCTTTCGTTCTCTACGCATATGATACTGGCTGGCGCATGATTCATAACGCGGTCTGCTTCACAACCACATACTAAAATAATCTCATTGTTTGGTATTGCTGAGACTATAGTATCTGATTGATACTTAATTAGATTAGTATCGTCTGCCACTTTTATTAGTGACCTTGGGCCGTGAGACTTCATCCTACTCGCCTCACCGGCTGATAGCAGTATTACGCTAATCTTGGATTTTCTTCCAGGTTTAACTGGATTTACGTTTCTAACAGCTCTATTCATTATTAAGGATTGTCATCTCTTTGTTTATGTCAAATGCCTCTCTTTTAATCGTGAAGATAGGTTCTGGTAGATGGCAAAGCATAGTTACTCTAGCTGTCTTTCTCATTATGTCAAAGAAGCACAGCGTATCTATTCCTTCGTTAAATGGGCTCTCATTTAAAGCCGCCGCCTGCACAGCAATAGGATTGTTGACTAGCTGATTACCTGCAAAAAGATTCGGGGTAAACGAGGGTAGGTACTCATTAGACAAATATCCTTGTTCTACTCTAAAAGAGTCTGTGTAGATAACAGCATAGTTCATATCTTCTAATAGGAACTTCTCTACAACGCGCGATACCCCTTCATTGTCTGAAAACCAAGCACTATCATTAAGAAAGAAGTATATATCAGTAAGATGCTTACTTAGAGCAATAGATTCATTATAGAACCTACTTACTGTTTTTGGTACAATCAAATCATCTAATGAGCTAGGTAAAGAAATTACTTGCTTCTTTGCATAGTCTTGGTCAAACGCCGTTTTTACTATCGCTTCGTTTGCACTTGCTACCAGAATAGTTACTCTTGGCAAGAATGCAACAGCTTCTCTATCGGATATATCATTTGGTAACATTCGTCGTCTCTTATTTTCTCTAGTAGTGGTTTCTCTACATTTCCAACATAGAACTTGTGTATTGATGTTGAGGCTATGTATCCATTCCCATCCTTATCAGGTTCTATAACGGCAAACTTGAACATTTCGTTGTTTATCTTGTTTCCTAGAACCTCAAATAGCCTAGGGTGTATTTCGTAGCCGGCATTGAATATACCATAATATGGAAGCCCAACAAACTCAAGCAGGTCATCAACTGTCAAGCTTGTATCTTCTATATTATCAATACAGTTTTGGTTTCTCCATTGTATCGGAGTACCGTCTTCAAGAACACAGACTTCGTTTAATACGGATATTATATTAGGCGGCTGTAACTTGCAACGCGGAGGACGAATTACTGTTATGTGCTTTGGCGGAACCGTTTGATTAACGGCACTCTCAACAGTCTTTCTAAGGTCATCTATATTGTCGTTCGCCCATATAATAACTTGATAAAGAATCCTCATTTCCTTCTCTATGTCGCTTAGCCATTCAGAAGTCTTATGGGATTTAGCCCATTCTGGATTTCTACACCACATACAGAATATACCATCTATAACATAGAACTCTTTTTCAGTCTCATCTATTACCTCAAGGATATTAGCGCCGACAGATGCAAGTTGCTCTAGTTTGTTTAGGGAGCAGTCTATTTGAGTATTGCCTTCGTATTTAGCGAAGATACAGTCTCTACATATTGTTCTTGGGTTTAACATTTCTCTCCGCTAGAACGTAGTAATGAAAATCTTTTAGTCTAGAGTTTACTATTGTTAGACCATTGTTTATAAGCTCTTGAACCACAAGGCCAATAGTTGAAGCTGAACGTCTACCTCCATATAATAGAGATTGAGCCTGTTGTTCGTTAATGGTTCTTACTGTAAACTCTCTAGATATTTCTTCAATGTCTATACCAGTAATAACAAGTTTACCACCATAACGAAGTCTACTTAGAATTTTTTGTAGACCGGCAGTTCTATCTACCTCATTATCTAGGGCACTTTCACACACTATGTGTGTAGCTGTTGCAGGACCAACCTTATCTTCTAGCTCAGCCAACATGCAACAAACATCAGATACGTCACTATCATGTTGTTCTGTAGCTTTAATAAAAACTCTCATTATTACCTCGTATATACCTTTGTTGATAGTTTATCTAATGCTTCGTTAAGCTTGGATGAAAATGTTTCTATATTAAGATACTCTGAAGCAAGCCTTCCTTTTTCGGCTAACTTAGTTCTAAACGCACTATCGGCATTAAGTTTTGCAACCCCTCTTGTGAACTGGTCAACAGACGTACATAGTATCGAGTTGTCTTTGTTTAAGATTTCGCCGAGAATAGGAAGGTTGTTACTTACAATTGCGCACCTGTTTGCCATAGCCTGTAGTAGCTGTGGTTTTATTCTTCCTTCTGTTGAGAAGTTGATGAATATACTAGCCTTCTTGATTAGGTCATCTATTTCATATTGATTCCTAATGTTCTCTGTCATACCCTTGTTGTTTCCGATGATTCTAAGATTAGGAATAGCATTAACTAGGGCACCAACTATTTGTAGGTCAGTATCACCGTACTCACCAACCATTAGAACCAAATCCTCATCCTTCTCTGTTATTGTTGGATATTCGTGTATACCATATCCAATAACGGTAGAGTCTTCAATGTTCCAGCTTTTAGCTATAAGTTTTGAAGCAGATAGATGTAGGTCGTATGGTTGGGCTCTAGCTATTAAACCAAGCTGGTCCGGCTTAATCCTAGTTATCGAGTCAAAGTGTTCAAACATAATAAGCGGGATGTGCATTGCGTGCGCCATCTTAATACACATATCATACTGAATAGTCCTATCATTACATAGAACAAAATCTATAGCAAGGTCGATTGGAACATTCTCCATATCTCTTAAAACGATACATTCTCTGTTTTTAGGTGGAAGACCAATCTGCCATTCGTACCTACTATTTGCAGGAAGCACATATACATTGTTACCAGTCCTACTAACCATATTCTCAAAGAACCCGTCAAATCCAGGCATTAGGATGTTGTATGGCTCTCCACTTTTACGGATAGCTTTTTGGATTATGTTTCTAACAGGATTCATTGATTTGTTCCGCTATCTTGTCGTAGGAATAGTTGTAAGCATCTTGCACGCCCTGGGCCGCTTTTACTTTACGCTCGTTCTTATTCTCATAGGCTTCCCTCATAGCTTTACGTAGGGCGATAATTTCTATGTTGTTCCAAGTCTCACGGGCTTTGTTTAGGTATTCCACACGCCTCTCTAGACACAACACAGGAGACTCTGTAGAGCTAACTAACCATCCGTTGTCGTTGTTGACAAACTCATTCATACCCGTACCATCTGTTACTATCGGTGTTTTTCCAAATCCAAGAGCATCAATAGCTGGGCGGCACCAAGCTTCTCCGCGAGACGGCATAACAAGACAGTCACATGCGGCGTGTAGACCATATAGCATATCGTCTGGCAAATAGTCTGTAATAAGCATTTCTGGCTTATACGCTTCTATTTGATTATAGATACCAAACGACTGCTTAAGAGACATAATATCTTGCTCTATACGCTGTCTAGAGTTATTAGCATCAAGACCTTGAATACCAGTTTTCAACACTAGGTTTACTGGTTCTTGTCTACCAAACTCAAGATGGAACGCTAGCAATAGCGCCGGTATATTCTTTCTCTCTATCCACTCTCCAATAAAGTAGAAGTTAAACGTCTTACCTTCGGTTGGAAGTTTAAACTTCGGATAGGTTTTTTCAAACTTACTAACATCAATAGGCATATTAACCTTTTTGATTGGCTTAGTAACTAAGCTAGTTTTAAGGTGTTGTCTTTCTGCTTCTGATGTTACCCAAATCTCATCCATAAGATTACAGTGTCTAGGCCACGGAGTGTACTCTAGATGGTTTGTCTCAGAGAAGAAGGAGCCTACGTTTTTATTGAACTTACCATTGTAGTCAAACAGTACCGGAAATGTATGCTGAATAACAACGTCATAGTCTGGAAACGAATTTTCTTCCAGCTTCTTTACTTCTTCTGGTATAGTTCTAGTTATGTTGCTGCTTGTCATATATAGTGGACGCGCGGCTACTTCGTGAACACTCTTAGATAGAGCCATAGCTAAATCTCTAGAGGCCAGACCCCAACCGTCATTTTGTCTATATGGTCCTACGTAGAGTATTTTCATACTGGCCTCCTATTAGCATATTCAATCCAATCTTGCGGCGGAACCTGGGCAAACCCACACCTGACTTCTTCACACTGATTATGGTTTACTACCATACTTTGAATTTTGTCTACTACGTGCTGTCTACTATAAGCTACAGGAGCAGCGCCGGTCTGTACAGCTAGTTCATAGTTTAGAGCCCTAACCATATCCATAGACATCAACGTATTAACATGCTCGCTACTACCATATAGATTAGCTAGACACCAATCAACATAGTCTTCGTTTGGAACATCTGTTGGCGCATCTTGTGGATTAGCATTAGGACGTAAGAATTGTGGAGGAGCATCCCATTTACCTTGAAGACCAGTAAGCTCTACTGTATCAAAGTAGCTTTCCCATAATTTATATGTCTTATCCCATGTATAATGTTGTTCGACAGCCTTCCTGGCCTCCATACCCTTTCTCTTTCTGGCCGATACAGACTGAGAGAAGAACTTAAATAGCTTATCTGCACAATCGTCATTATCAGGTAGGGCCTTCCAAGCATCTTCTTCTGGTGACCTAAACATCCTGGCTACCTTAATTGGCGTTCCGTTTAGCTTACGAACTACGTCTGTCATAGCGCTATAGTCTGTTGAGAATACAGGAACACCCGCACCGGCAGCTTCAACCTGTGGCATACCAAATCCTTCACATACCGCATATTGCACATAAGCATCGAATAGGTTATACACATCGTTTAGCTGAGGGGTTGATAGACCATAGCTAACACTAGGAAGAACAGCGGCGGCGTGTTGACACCTTGTACATACTGTTCTGGCATCTTGGAAGTTTGAAGCGAATACATGACCGCAGTTCTTACAGATGTAGGTGAAGAACACCTTACTGGCAAGTCCTGTTTCTTTCAATAGTCTTGGAATGTTCCAACAACCAGCAACTTCTGGATATGATGTATGGAAGTATAGATATGTTTTAGCTGCTAGGTCGTCCCTACCATTTTCCTTACATAGTTCTAGAAACTTAGAGAAGGCAACTAATAGGTCTGGATACAGCTTTCTGCGCTGATTACGCATAACTGTGCCAATGACATTAATGTCGTCCCTACCAAAGAACTTCCTTTTATGCTCTGCGGTATTAAGGATTGGCTTGAACTCATTTAGGTTGATAGCTGGCGGGGCTGAACTAATAAGCTTTATCTTGCCACCACCCTGATTCTTAAGAATATCTAGGCCCCAGTCGCTATACGTGAAAACACCATCTGCATCAGCAAAGTGTTGCATCCACTCGTCTTGTTGTGGCATAGAGTCAACTGTTGGCATTACAGCCCAGTTAAAGAACCTTCTAAGAGGAGATAGGTTCTGATATGTGAACATCCAAGGGTCACGAATATCGAACACAATATCAGGTTTGAAATCTAATAGAACCTGCTCAAATCTCCAAGCACCAAACTGGTTTACCTGAGCAGAATTAAGCTGTTTGATGCGAGGGTCATTACCACCTTGCGCAGATAGGCCGTTAGGATAAACTCTCCAAGGTTGCTTATCCCTTGGGTCTTCTACGGCAGCATAACTAGCAAACTCAGCAACGTGATACTTGCCGCTCTTATGTAGTCTAGACAGTATTTGTTGTGAATAGATTCCATAGCCACTAAGGGTATAGCTAGCTTCGCTTACCATTAGTATTCTTCTTTTCTTAGTCATCTTTGTTTGCTATCCTGATTTTTTCTACTGCGGATTTTATCGTTTTGCCGATGGCATACGTATTGAGACTTAGCATTTCCCCTATTTGTTTTAGGGTGTAGCCAGCCCTTCTGAGCATTATTATCTCGACCTCCTCGCTAGATAGATAGTCTGGAAGGTATTCTGAGAAATCACTCTTTTCGGGAGCTACTATAGGTATTTTAATGTCAGACAGACGAGAATCAAGGTTGCCCTTATTCTTATCTATGTATCTCATTATTTCCCATTTAACATGCTGATATGCCCATGTAGACAGTGCAGCTTTACTATTATCATAACTACGAATAGCTTCTAATAACCCTATCCTACCAGCTTGAACATACTCTTCTAGTTCTTGCTTAGATGTAGGGCGAAAGTTGTTAGCTATAGAAATAACCAGGCCCATATTTTGCAATATGAGCCTGGTTTCTATTTCGTTATTATTGACAGTCATTTAGAACGGAGTTGGTTCCTCGGCTCCAACATCAGCGGCAACTGAGTCTGGTTCGCCTTCACCCTCTGCTCCATTAACAGCAACCCTTGTGGAGTCACCCTTTGTGGAGAAGAACTCGAAATGGCTTACGCGAAGCTTAATCTTGCTTCTCTTTCCACCATCCTTGTCAACCCAGTTCTCATTTCTGAGTGAACCTTCGGCAAGAATCTTTGAGCCCTTAGTGAAATACTTAGCGATAGTCTCAGCGCCAGTATCCCAGGCTTCCGCATCAATAAAGAGCGTTTCCTGGTCTGGTGTTCCATCCTTACGCTTGAAAGGACGGGAAGAGGCGATAGTAAAATTGGTTACTGTTACCTTCTTACCGTTTGAGTCCAAAACCTTAGCTTCGGGGTCGCGTGTAAGATTACCTGTCACAATGTACTTGTTCATAATCAAATTTCTCCAAAAAACAAAAGTGTATCTTAAACCGTTTGTATTATAGCGACGATTTTGCCAGCGGCAAGCCGCGCTAAATTTGCCATACCTTTTTCACTATTAAGCTGTTATCCTTACCCTTTTCACCTCCCACTAACACAATGTTACCACTTACCAACAATCCTTTACATTCTTTCCATGTCTCTGGAAATGCTACTACATTATCAAGTGAACCTGTAGTATCCGATATTGTAATAAATGCCATCTTCTGGCCTGGGTCTTTACCGTTCTTTGTCTTAATCTCGTTGATATTTACAATCTGAGCGGCAATAATAGAGTAACCATTGAAGGTCGCCCCTTCTCTAAACTCCCTACACGTACAGTTGGCGGCACTAGTATCCCTACCGTCTACCTTTGTACAGGTAAGAGAAATACCAAGTAACGACTGTTCAATACCGGCAATCCAATCTGGCGAATCTGCAAGACTAATGGGTGGGTTTTCCAGTGTTGTTACAATGTCGCCCACCAAGGTCAACCTATTCTTGTTAGATATACCCTTTCCTCTGCCCGTGCCTTCTTGAACCATTTGCTTGAGCAGGATAGATAAGCTAGTAGTTTCGGTTATGTCGTTGGCAAATGCTACATACATCTTCTTAATGTACTCTGTTTCTTTATCGGTAAGCTTCTTCAAAGCGTTGTAGTTATACAATAGCTCTGTTCTAGTCTTCCCGGTATAATCAAAACAGCCAGCTTCCACCATCGCTGTTACGACGGGCATTGTCATTTTCGTAGAGCAGAAAAGTAAGAACTCTAACCAAGTCCAGTCTGTATATGGCTTGCCCAAAAGCGTCTCAACCCCTGGTATCAACTTAAGCAGCTTGTCTATAGCGGCCTCGCCGATACCAAGAATATCGCTGAACCCAGCATAGATAACTTTCTCTCTAAGCATAAAGTGCATAGCGGGATTAAGGTTCTCTATCGTGGAAGCAGTAATGATTCTTCTAAAGTCTGGCACGCAGATTACCACGTTACAGGTTCTAGCATCGTTTACCAACTCATTAACTTCCGAGCTTTGCTTAGCCTTTTCTTTTGAGTTGTATAGGTAAGATGTGAAGAACGGCCTTTGGAAGTGGGCCTTACAGTAGGCGGATAAGTATCCGTTAAAAGCATACGAGACGCTATGGCTCTTATTGAAGGAGTATCTTTGAGACTTCTCAATCCAACCAAATATCTCTTGGGCCTCTTCCTCGGTAACAATACCAAGTTCTTTACTCTTAATAAGGAACATAGTCTTAACCTTAGCCATTTCTTCTGGCTTCTTTTTACCAATAGCTTTACGGAGAGTATCGGCTTCCATTAGATTGAAACCAGCAATATCCTTAACTATTTGCATAGCTTGCTCTTGATATACTAACAATCCATACGTTCCTCTAAGAGCAGGTTCAAGAGACGGATGATAATATTCAACTTGTTCTCTACCATGCTTTCTATCTATGTAGTGTTGTGTAACTGACTTGTTGCCAATCATTGACTCCATTGTTCCCGGCCTCATGATTGCCATCAATGCAGAAAGATGTTCAATGTTTTGTGGGGCTAGCTTCTTAGACAACGAGCGACCTAATGGGCTTTCCAACTGGAACACCCCTTTAGTTCTACCGCTGCTGATATAGTCCCAAGTTTTTTGACAGGTGTGTTCGCTCTCAAGAATAGCCTGAGGGTCAAACGCAATTCTAGTCATAGTCTCGTTTTCATTCAAAACATCAAACGAGCAACCACACGAATAGTTTAAAGTCTTCACTTTGAGAACGCCCCTTTAAATGTTACCTTTTCCGCAGTCTTCCTGTGTAGCTTCATGAATCTGATTATCATTTCCGCTGAGTCCTTAACGTCTTGTAGAGCATCGTGGGCGTTGTCTTTCGACATACCAAAGAAATCTCTCATGTTGTCCATAGCGTAGCTTGTTATATCAGCGCTATTCTCAAACCACATGAAGAACACATCCAACAAGTCTATCTTATCTCTTGGAGAAAATAGAGCCTTGCCGTCACCAAACTTTTCGTGATACCTACTTACGATTGGCATATCAAACTTTTCGATGTTACAACCAGCACGAATGGGCGCACTGTGCATAGTCTGTCTATCTTGCTTTGTGTGATGTACCCTTAGATACTTCAAGAATTCAGGCCATATAACCCTTGGGTCTGGATACTTAGACCACATATCAAGAACCTGTTCTGGTTCCATCTTAAGTCTTCTTGCGTGCCACTCAAGGGTTGACTGGTTAATCGTAATCGGGTCTGGACGCATGAACAAATTAAGCTCTGACCCAGGAATGATTGTTAGGTTTCTTGGGTCAATAGCTATAGCAGCTAGCTGAACCGCACTACACTCTTCTGGATTTACACCAGTGGTTTCAGTATCAAAAACAACGATGGTTTTGAAATTCATTACCTATTATCTCCACTTCCGGCGAGAACGCCACGGGCCTGTCTGTCTAATAGCTTCTTTACGTTAAGGTCGGCTATTTCTTCTAGCGTATAACCTAGCCCCCACGCAAAACGATTAATATACCATAGTACGTCAGATAGCTCTGTCGCTATAGCTTTCTTATCGTCTTCGGTAAAGACACCACCCTTGTCTCTAATTACCTTCTTAATCTTTTCAGCTACCTCACCTGTTTCTCCACACAACCCAAGAACTGGATATGTATAGTCATTTTTATTCAAGTTAATAGATGTACTCAAGGCAACTTTTGTATACTCATCAAACGTCATGGCTTTCTCCATATCATTGTATAACCGTCAACACCAGTTTCAAAATAGTCTTTGTGGACAAACTGTGAAACAAACCCTCTGTTCTTAAGAAACCTTGCGGCCCTTAAGTTACTCTCTGTTATTGTTATTCGTATTTCCCTAGTTGTGTTTATCGACACCTTATCTTTGATTTTGTTCAATAGGGCTGTGCCGACACCCTGCTTCCAACAGTCGCCATCTACAGCTAAATGGAGTATGTCAAACACGGGCTCCAAGAACCTATATATGATAAACCCACGTACAATATCATCATCATTATCTGATGCCGCAACTAAACAAACCGTATTCTGTTGCTTCATGATTTCTCTAAGCTCTGAGCTTGGGTAATCGTTTACCTCGAAATCAATTCTATGTACAGTATCAAGGTCTGTTCCCTTAATCCATCTTATGTGTGTGTCCATATGCTCGCCAATCTAAAAGCACTGACTGTCTTATTAATGTAATAGGCATTACCCCTAAGTAAAAACGAGGGGTTCCACGCTGGGATTATTTTAGCACGAAGATACGGAACGTCAAACGCCGTGCCGACAAGTTCATCCATAGGCTTTTTTTTCTTGAAGTTCTCGTTATGACCATCTAGTAAAAGTTGCGTTGGAACCTTACCAAGTGTTATTATGGCATTTGGATTAAGCAGTTTCATCTCTTTCCAAAGAAACGGCTTACATATAGCTATCTCTTCTTTTGAGGGTGGCCTATTCTTATAGTTGCCCCTCGGCTCACCTACCGGGCGACACTTAACAAGATTAGTTAGATAACATCTATTACGAGATAGTAGTTGACCCTCTATTAAAAGCTTGTCGAGCAAATCTCCAGCACGCCCAACAAATGGCATGTTTTCAATATCCTCGTTCTCTCCTGGGGCCTCCCCTATCATCATTATCTTAGCGTTAATAGGACCGTGTCCTAAAACTACGTTGCTGGCACCCATCTGAATCCTTAACCCCTCAAGGCTTTTTAGGATTAGTCTATTGAGCTTTTGAAACTCTTCTGCTTTAGTCGTCATAGTTTCTCAACCTCGTAATCACAGTTAAATAGGGCCGCTATGTTAGTTTCCACTTCTTGATTAGCGTTGGAGTGTGATATGCAACCACAGTTACCAACCCTAACAAGTTCTGTTACCACCCACGTTACACCAGCATAGATAAATCTATCGCCTATTTCAAGGGTACAAAAACTAATCATGTATGTCGCCACACTCAAGTATCTGTTGAATACCCATGACCTTATCTAACATGTTTAGACCTAGAATATCTAGCTTGATAATACCAAGAGCTTCTAAGTCTGCCATCTCCATACCGGCAATAAGTGACTTGTCCTTACTCTTACTGTCAAGAACCATCGGGCATATTTCACTCAGAGCAGAAGGGGCTATAACTATACCAGAGGCGTGTTTGCTCTGTGCGGTCTTAGTACCTTCTAATCTAATAGCCTGCTCGAATCTCTTTGATAGAGTTCCTTGTAGGTTACCCTTGGAATCTATGTAACACCACTGTTTTAGCTTATCAGCGTTATTTTCTAGAGCCCAACGAATGATTGAGGATTCACCTGTCTCCTCTTTCATTTCCTGTAGTTCATCGGCGATTCTAGCTTCATCTGGAATGTGCTGAGTAATCTCACCCATTTCTTCAAATGAGATAGAACCGTGGGCACGACATACATCTTTAAATGCACCGCGACCCTTCATCGTTTGAAACGTAGCCATTTGAGAGACTTTATCGTGACCATACTTTTGACGAATATAGTCGATGATTTGCTCTCTCTTATTAACTGGCAAGTCAACGTCAATATCAGGATACGAAACTCTTTCGGCGGTATTACGACCGGCGTTGTAGAATCTCTCGAAGATAAGACCATACTTAATAGGGTCGATTGCTGTGATGCTAATCAAATAGGATACTAAGCAACCGGCGGCACTACCACGACCTGGGCCAACCATCCAACTGTTGTTCCTAGCAAACTGGATAATATCCTGAATGATTAGGAAGTAGCTAGATAGGTCAGCACCCTGTAGAACCCCTAGTTCATACTTAACTCTCTCTGCGTACGTATTATGCTCGTTGCTATCAACCTTACTCTGAATCTTCTTTACCCAACCCTGCCTACATAGATGCCTCAAATACTCGTCTGGCTTCATGCCGTTCGGGCAATCGAATGGGGGTAGAATGGGTTTTCCAAGCACGTTATACTGTTCGCACATCGCCGAAATAAGCCTAGTATTAACAAGCTCCTCGGTGGTATGGAACTGTGCCATTTCCTCATGAGAAGGAATATGGAAGTTGTTCGATTTGAAGAAGCAAGATAGGCCAACCTCTTCATCGTCATCAAAGGACTTCTGAATCTTAGCTAGTGTTGTACGTAGATTAGTACACAACAATACTCTCTGGTCCTCAGCATCCTCTTTACGACAATAGTGGGAGTCGGCAGTAGCCACAGGTGGTATTCCTGTTCTCTTTGCGACTTCCCTCATTTGGTCGCCCACAATTCTAGCGTCATCATTCAGTAAGGAGTCGATAAGCTGCACTTCAATAAAGAAGTTGTCCTTACCGAACAACTCTCTTAGATACTCAGCTTCCTTAACAGCGGCATCTACACCTTCCTTCTGTGCGACGTTTGATAGTCTAGAACCAAGGTGACCGCTGAATGTTATGATACCATCCGGCTTGTTCTCTTCAAAATACTTGTAGTCAAGACGAGGACGGTAGTACAGCCTGTCTGGATTGTTACTTTCAGATGTCATCTTAATCAGATTTTTCCAGCCAGCTTTATTCTTGGCTAGAACCACCTGATGGAACAACTTACGATTAGACGCTTCCTTAACAAACGACGACTGGTTTGATAGATACAGTTCACAGCCCACAATCGGCTTAAGCTTCTTCTTTTCCATCGCCTGGATGTGTTGAACGGAAGAAGTTATGTTGCCGTGTTCAGTCAGGGCGCAGCCATCTAATTCAAGCTCGGCGATTCTATCTGCTATCTGCGGACTTTTATTTAGGCCGTCGAGCAATGAGTAGTGCGAATGAACATGAAGGGGAACATACCTATTCATATATCTGATGTCTTTCTCTGTTTTGTCCACGCATGGCTGTTTTGAACAACTAGGTCGCTAGGCATAACAACATATGTATCCTCTACAACCCAACCATCTTCCCATTCCTCAAGACAATTCCTGAGTTTTAATACCCTTCCTACAGACGCATACTTCTCTGGTATAAAGGAAACCTGTTCCTTATACGCTTCGCCTGTAATGGGTTTTCTAAGCCTACATTGAACGTGCTTGTCTTTCATTCTACTCCTCCTGGCGCTTTATAATAGCCAACATCGTGACCTGGAGCAAGGTACTCTTTGGTAGTCTTGTCCATTCCCTTCCTTTGAATCTCGAAACGAATCTGTTCGCACATCGTCATAGGAGCGCCATATCTGGTAACTTGACCATTACGGAATTCGGTGATAACCTTCTTGTCTGTGCCGTCAAACGTACCCTTGCCAAACGGGCAAAGTTTTGTACACTTCCAAGACCTATTCAACTGAGGAACCTGAGTCGCCCTAATAATGTCGAACTTCTCCCTAAGCATCTGTTCTGTCTTAGGTAGGTCATCCTTCGTATAGCAAATAGTGAACGGACCACCATCGGCGATAAAGAAGATAGTAACCATTATCTGGTCAATATCTGGATAGACTTTAGATAGGGCGTAGTGATACATCCTAAGCTGTGGGTCATCCTGTAGCTTCTCATACGTCTTTTCTTCACCAGTCGCCCAGTTAAGTCTCTTGCCGGTCTTCCAGTCAACAACCTCGTAGACACTATCATCTACCTTTGTGATTAAGTCGATTGTACCCTTAATGGCAAGCTGACCATCTAGCTGAGTACCGTCTGGCATTTGATACTCATACTTCGCCCACGGCTCATTAATCTGAAAGTCGAAGTGAAGTTCTGGAGCTACCACATCCCTCTTTAGAGGGTTAAACATTCCATCGTTAAGTGTGATGGCTGTTTGAACTAGTTCCTGGCATATCTTAAGGTCTTTTTCAGACCAGTTATGGTGGTTTACTAGATTGGTATAGTATCCAAAAACTTGCTCTGTAATCGTATCAATCGGTGCCATCTTAGACAAAGTAACCTTGCCGATGTAGTCATCAACAAATGTTTTCTTCTTGTCTTGCTGTGCCTTCTTGGCAATTGCCAATATTTCAAGCACCTTATGGACTATTGTACCTCTATCGGCCTTAAGACCGCTTGGGCCTTTCCATCCTAGATTATACTCCATGTAATATCTCTGCGGACAGTCATCATGGGCATTATAACTAGAACTTCTGAAGTACGTAATTATCATTCGATTACTCGCTAGGGGTTTCATTTAAGTCCACATCTTCATCTATTGCCCAACCCCACTCTGTGATTACCTTAAGTGTTGCGGCATTTTGTTCATTAATAGTCATATCTTGATTGTCGATAACAACATCAAACTCACTCCAGTCGAAGTTATCCTTATCTAGAGCTGTCTCGCTATCGTGCATATCGTTGAACGGATTCCTGGTAAATCTGATTACCTTACCACCAGCATCCTTAACTCCCCTAACCTCATTCGGAAAGCGAACATCTGCAATAATAGCAAACAAGGAATCTTCTGCGTAAACCTGCCTAATGGTCGAATCTACCCAGACATTCCTATACATCCTACGGAATATTTCGGTGCCCACATACTGCATAACCTCGCGGGCAGTCATTTGACCTGGGGCGTGATAAACAAACAACCCGTCTTTTTCGTAGTATTTGCCTAGCCTGCCCTCTAACCTAAACACTTCATTCTTTTCCTCTGTGTAGCCTTCTACGAGCGACCACGCAAAGTCAATAGGTTTCTTTGTGCAAACCCCAGGCACATCTTCCCATAGTATATTTGTTAGCGAGTTCTTATCGTCGTCGCTACCAAAACACTGTTCGTGCGTTAGCCCCAATACCTTCATACACACATCCTTCTTCAAGATGTCTGCAAAGCTATACAGCTTAACGTATGGATTAATCTCACTGTTTAAGAAGTCTATAAACTCAGGATTGCTCCTATTAAGGTCTAGATGACCAGCATAATCTTCATTACCAAAAAGGTCTGAGATTATTAACTGACCATGCTCGTTAATATAGAAGCCCCCGCTCACAATACCTAGGTTGAGTGTCTCGACACCTACTAGGAAGTTAGCACAGGTGGATTTACCAGCTTGTTTTCTTCCAGAGATACCTAAAATTCTTTGCTCTGACATATTTATACCTGCTCCGGTAATTGTATTTCTATCACTCCAGTCAAATCTTCTTTAAATCCCACTACCCAATCCTCCAACCTTCTCTATTAGTGGTCTAATATCTTCCGTTATTTCGTCAACTGACATATCTCCAACATCATTTTTTTTATCAAGAGATACACAGTACAACCTATATGTTCTCTGGCACTTTTCCTTCACTGTATTAAACAAGCCTTTTCCCGCCTCGTCGTTGTCACCCAATACTATAATACTAAGGGCTCCGCTTGAGTCAAGTACGGTTTTCTGTGTTTCACTAAGCGATGAGCCGAATAGGGCTACTGAGTTATGTATACCCGCTTCTTCTAGTCTCCATACATTGCCTGGGCTCTCAACAAGAATTACAGCTCCAGTCTGCTGAATGAATGGCTTTGCGTTTGAGTAGTTATATAGATGTTCATGGGATTTAAAACCAGAATGCTTCCACTTACAATACAGTGGGAAAAACTCCTTCTTTGGACAATCTGAGTTTTCGTGATGATAAACATGACACTTTTTACATTGAGGGAATATAGAGCGACCACAACATCCTACGTAGTTCCCGTCCTCATTATAGACTGGAACAACAACCCTGTAACGCATTTCCTTAGTCTTATCCCTACAGAACCCAACATCATACTTATCTAGTATCTGTGGAGTATACCCTCTGTCTAAGTAATACTGGGCTGGAATATCTATAGCCCTTCTTATCTTATCACGGGTAATCATGGTATTGGTCGTAGCTTCTTGCGCTTTTTTCTTGACAATCTGCATTTGTTTAACAAACTGCATCTTCTCAACAGCTTCTCGGTCAACCTCCATTTCGTCCCAGTTAATACCGAGCATGTCTAAGATAGCTCTAATAGTCTGGCCGAATGTTACCTCTGTATCGCCGATGTTAGACCAGCCATACTTTTGATGAGATAGAATTCCCCTCATCATTCCAAGGGGAGTCTTTTTGAAGTGTTGTTCACAATGGCGACTTCTACAGGCCCAATAACCACTTTCATAGATATTGAACGCATTGAATCTATCGCCGCCGTGAACAGGGCAGCATCCTATTCTCATAGTGGGCGTGCCGCCCACAGTAATACCCAGAGTAAGAAGAAGCATGTCCATATTCTGGACTATAAGATTGGATAACATTCCAAGCTTACCCTGGTCCATAAAATCAATCGAATGGCGTGATTTCTCTTTCATCTTCATCATCTACCACAAACCCTTCATCTTTCTTAGTTTCAAATGAGGTCTTGCCTTCTACAATCTTAGCAAACTCGCCGGTCATCATCATATTTATGTATTCACCATCTTTAAGACCAGGACCATGCCTTTGTATAATTGGCACCAACTTTCTATTACCATTAACCAAACTGTCGTCGGCGATTTCTTCGTCGGACTTAAACTTGTAGATTGAGAAATTAGAACACAACCACATGATTCTATCTGAACCTGCGGCTGCCGCTGTGCTTTCCTTAGAAATACCGTCTCTATTTAACTGAATGAACGATAGGACCGGAACTGAGTAACGGACAGCAAAATTATGTAGGCTTGTCATCATGAAGCCGAGTAGCTGATGTTCTTTCATATCTTGACTGATACCATCAGAAGACATCAACTTCATATAGTCATAAATAATTAGACAGTCCTTTGCCCTACCCTCATCATCCACACCCACGTTCTTCATTACCCAACGACGCATAATGGAGAGGATTTCCTCGAATGGTTTACCGCTGACATTCTTGTAGAAGAAGTATTTGTTCTCAGCTTCGGCCTTAGCCAAAGTATCTAGAATTCTCTTCTTTACGTGAATTGAGTCGCCGGCCTTACCGTTTTCCAAATCGTTGATGGGAGTTTCTGTTAGGCGGGCAGCTAGACGAATCTGCTGTTCTTCTTTAACCATTTCGGTGTCCAGATATAGCACCGGAATTTTTAAGTTTGACGTAACGTGGCTGCCTACATTAATAGCTAGAACAGACTTGCCAGCCTTAGTCCTAGCTCCAATCATAGAAACGCTACCACGACGAAAACCGCCGCCGATTGCCGCATCGTATACTGGAAAACCAGAACTAATACCTATCTGTTGGACTGGATTGTCCATTAGATGTTTGATGTTAGCTGTAATTCCGCCAAGTAGTTCTGATGGTTCTTCATCGCCGCCCACATTAAGCAGGGTGCCGAAGTCAAACACAACATTCTCTACTATACCAAGAATGCTGGAGTATGACTCATTACCCTTAACGCCCAAAAGTTCATTCTGGGCATTGTTGACCTGTTCGTGCATCAGGCGTGCAACTTGTAGCTTACGAATTACTGCGGCGAACTTCCTTACGTTTGGAAGCCTAATTGGCATCGACATAATAGCCTGAAGGTGCTTAGTCTCTTCCACCTTATTAAAGTGAAATCCAAGACCCAGGATATTAGCGGTCGAGTAAATAGATGGAACGTCTACCCTAGCATCATTGTCTGTCTCTATGATGGTCTTTAGACACTTATAGAGTATCGCATTACCATCCTGGGTAAACGAGTCCTCATTAACAATGTCCGCAACATCAAAGTAAGCTTCCGAGCCATATGTGCAAATCCCGGCAAGAACAGCACGTTCCGCCGCAACATCCATTAACGCCATTACTTAACCTTTTCTTCTACAGATGCAACTATTACATAGAAACTTGTTAGACGTAACCAAACTCGCTGCAACCTCAAATGTCTGGCGACAACCATCACAAGTAACATCAACTAAGCTAGATGGCCTAGTCTGCCTTCTTCCGTTTTTATGGTTCTTCTGCCAAATCTTATTCTCTTTTTCCTTCCACTTTTTGTCTTCTTCGGAAGTTTCTTCTATATCAGCGATTCTTGTTCCACCATCCATAAGCTCAAAGAACTTGTTCGGTCTATAACCCTGTGTCTGGATGGGCTCGCGGCGGGTGTAGTTTTTGTCCTCTTTGCCCATTCTACGCGGGTCTGAGCCTTTTGCAAGCCCCTCAGAAGCCCCAGGAATGAGTTCCTCGCGTAGCGAGCGTTTCTTATTAAAAGGTTCCGTACTTTGGGTGGCCTTTTTCTTGTCGATTAAATGGACGCCCGTATCGCCTTCGTCCGGTTCCTCGATGTACAATTCGTCCACATATTCTGGAACACCCTCGCCATGATAAGTTGGAGGAGTTTTACCGTGTTTAGATGCAAGCTTGTTAATTAGCTTGTAAACCTTAGCTAATTCTTGCTCATTGAGCGATTCTAGCTGAGCTAGTGTTATACTATTCATTGTCTGCGTTTCTCTTGTTAAATTGGATTGACCTTAACATATCTGCTAAGTTCTTCAGCCCATTAGAGACAAAGTTCAACCTATCAACTCGTTGCTGCGCATAGATAGCAATTTGATTTACTTTTGAGGCGTGACTGTTGCCCTTAATGGCTTGAGCGGACTTCTGCTCATATCCATAGCCCTCGTAGTTATTCACTTCGTTGGCTATTGTCATCTTAAGTTCATTCTTAGCCCATGACACGCGCGATATTTCCCTATTCTGTGCCCTCTGGATATGTACTCCAAATTGCAACAGACGTATAGCTATAATCGCACACTCATCGGCAGATAGCCTTTCAATTATGTCTCGGTTCATCGAGAGGTACTTCTCAAGTTCCTCAGTAGGCACCGGATTGTTATAAATCGGTAACCCAATCCCCTTCTCATAATCGTCTAGTATCTGGTCCCTTTGTTCAAGCAGTTCCTTCGGTGTACTCATTTAATTCGTCTTTCCTCTTCTATTAAACATATGGCTGATTCTTCAGCATCCCTGGTACAAAAGTACAATACGCTCTTAATTCCTTTTGCGTTAAGCTTATCTTGACATGCCACTAAGAGCTTACACCCAGTCAATAGATGCTGCCATGAAATTAGTTCAAAGTCAATATAGACCACACTAATATCTGGATTCTCCGTACAGTCAAACTTTTTCATAGGCTGCAAGCCTTCAAACCAATGATACTGCCAGCACCTAGCACCGTTCCAAACTAATACCTCTGGACGATTAGCTATGTTGTATTGGACCATTGTAAACCTATCTAGTATCTTATCAACGCTATACGGAGATAATCCTAACTCAATATCGCTTATCATTAATCGTCCTCAATCATTGGTACTTTAACAAATAGCGCCGCTATAACAGCACAAAACAACCCTATGATAAAACACAGACAAAGCCCGCCCCATAAGCTCATATCTGTTCCTCCCACCCATCAAGTTCATTGAAAGCAAGCTTAACTAGCGTTATATCATTCAACTCACACCACCTTTCCTTCTCACCGTCCCTTTTCTTCTGCTTGATAAAGCCCTGGACGTTACTATGAAAATGAGGTATCATCTTATAGTGTTGTTCGCCATGAACTTCGTAAGCAACTTTTTTCAACGGACAGTAGAAATCTAAGTATAGGGTTGTGCCCCACCTTACAGGTATCTTGACTTCCTCAATAAACTGCATGGTCGGATATTTTGACTTAAGTAGTTCCCTAGCTCTCTCATGTAGTGACGACTTAGCTCTGGTATCAGAGGAAGCTGCCCCTTGTGGGTTCCACTTAACAAGTTTACCGTCTAAGTCTCTTACGTTCATTGTCCAAGCATTTCTCTGATTTGACGATATATGTCTTCGTATACAGTAGGATTTGCAACTAGGTATTCCCTAGTATTCTCAAGACCCTGAAACTTCTTTTCATCTGGCATTGTGTACCAAGCTCCACCCTTTTTGATGATGCCGAAGTCAGCCGCAAGAGTTACTATCTCGGCTTCCTTGTCTAGTCCATACCCATACCTAAGTAAAGAACTACAGCTACCCCCAGGAGGTCCAATAGCAGAAGTAGTACATTTCCAATGAACTTCTTGACCAATTTGAGTTTCCCCAACTTTCCAAGGTGTTTGGTGGGTTGCCTTAATCTTGATGTCTGCGGCATACTGAATCTTTTGACCAGAAGCTTCGCTCCACGGTGAATGACCCATACCACCCTGATTAGCAATCAAGTGAGTAATACCAATTACGATTGAACGGTTGATTGGGATTACGTTACAAATACGCTTACAGAAAGCAGCTAGTAGAGAAGCAGAGTTGTCTCTAAATCTATCCCTATACGATGCCGTCATTCTGTCAACTGTACACAACTGGGAAAATGAGTCGAAGATAAAGATGTCGCCGGGCCTCTCGTTAATAAGACGCTCGCCTCTTTCAATATAGTCTTCGGCTGATATGATGTTTCCTGGCTCGGAACCAATAACATGAACCTTATTGATGTCTAGTCCATTAATACCTTCAAGGTCTCTCTTTTTAAGACGACCTTCGATATTGAAGATAAAGACTTCTCTACCTTTTGGATTAAGCTCACATGCGTATTCTGGGCGAATAGCGTTAGCAGCTAATTGCAAGCTGAATGTGCTTTTTCCTACCTTGGGTGGCCCCGTTGGTATTACGAATGAACCTTCTGGCACTCCACCGCCAAGCATAACATCTATGACCGGGCTAACTGGAATTACTACTGTCTTCCTATTGATTAGGGAGTTTGCGCTAATATAGAGGGAGGCTAAGTCAACATTCTTTGTTTTCTTAGTCGCCTTTTCCTCTGTCGCTACACCAACGTCTTCTCCCTCGTTCTCTTCTGATGTTACTTTTTTCTTTGCCATTTATTCATTATCCAATTCTTTGAGTCTTGAAACGATGTTCTTCTTTACGATTGGCTGGCGTGGTTTGGCATTTACGTCAACCCTTACGATGTCCTCAGCACTCTCTTGTTGTGCTACGAGTTTGTCGTATTTTGCCTGCTCAGCCTTGATTATAGCGTCAAGATGAGGGGCTCGCAAGGAAAAAATTCGCTCAGCCTCTTTGGCATTCAATGCCCTAATAATAGCCTGATAGCTATATAGGCGAAGTAATAGATTTGCCGTATGAACTTGTTGCCTAAAGAAAGCAGACCACTTAGGTTGCGTCCAAAACTTCTGAGGCAACTCACCCCCGGCTAACCTAGCCTTTTTCTCGCAAATTAGCTCAGTGATATACTGGGCCGGTGTAATTAATGTATCTGATGAATAACGCGACTGAAACTTCTGTCCTTGTTTAGTCAACCTTCTTTTCCTCTATGTTATAGATAGCCCCGCGAGCTGTTCTACTTCTGTTGGTTAGTTGCATAGACTTCTTAGCATCGTCGCTTACCGCAGACGCGCCCTCGGTCATAATAGATACAGCTTTGTGCTTCTTGCCACCAGTTGTATTAAGCATCAACTTCTTTGTTAAGCCTTCTGGTACAGCAGAGACAACACGCGGCTTCTCTACCGTTTCTTGTCTAAGCTTCTCAATCCTTGTGATTTCTGGTACATACTCTTCTGGCTTAGCCTCTTCAACCTTCTCAACCACAACTTCTGGAGTCGGGTCTTCCTCTTTAGTAGGTTGTGGTACTACAGACACATTATTAGCAATCAGCCTATCAAAGCTCTCACCGAGCTTGTTTAGGTAATTCTCGATGGTCTTTTCGCTCACTTTTAGGGACTTTGCCATTGCGGCTACAGGAATTCCCTGGCCTATCATACCCTGGATGGCGTATCTTTCTACGTTCGTTAGTGCCATTAGCTATTCTCTCTTTCTGCGTTGATTAATAGGGATTGGTTCCTTGTCTGTAGAAACTTAATGTAAAGCTCAAAGGACTTTTGTGGAACAGAACGCATAACGAACTGCTTGCCGCCCTGGCTTTTCCTGACTTGATTAGAAGCGTCGTACAAACCATATGGGTTGAACATACGACCCGCAGGAGAGAAAAGAATGTAGTAGCTGGTATTGACACCAGTACGGACTGCTTTACATAGGGCCTTTGGATGGTTTTCCTCGACCTCTACGCAGTTTTCTGTGATGGCGACTACTTCTCTTTCGACTTGTTCTACTCCGACACTTTCATCCTTAGCGGGCTTGTATATGTGGTTCGGATTATAGATAGCCTCATTCATCTTGAGGTTCTTGATTATTCTTGTCATATTTGTCGTACTCGTTTCTTATAATTGTGAATAGTTTCTCAGCTTTTTCCCTAGCTTCTTCAAACGAGTTCCCAAGAAGAACGAAAGCTTCTGAAGCGGTGTGCAAAGGGCTTGGTATAAGCTTCCCATCGGGTCGCTGCTGAACGACTTCCATCCTGTAGAGAATGACTGCTTTATGTGGGATTTTAGGGTTTTCGGCTCTCTCTCTTTCCTCAGACATTCCATTCTCTCCTCATAATTGTGATATGCTTTAGTTAGGTCCATTCTCTCAAAGAGCGGCGGTAACAC